ATTAATCAATAGATTGTTTGAAGAACTAAGTGTAATTCAAAATGAATTGTATAAAGCGTCTGTTGAATCAGTTGAAGCTAACAACAAAGTGGTTACTGAACGTGCATTTATTAACGAATGGCTAGACAACTGTGATAAAGAAGTATATGACAGCATCAAAAAGCATATTGAAGAAAGCAGAGACAAATGGAAAGCACCAACTTACCCTGTTAAATGCGACACTTGCGATACCGAAGCTAATCTTTTTGTGGAATTAGATCAAAGCAATTTTTTCGACTGAGCCTAATCGGACTTAGTGGTCAAGAAATACACGAAAGTCTGGTTAGGCTTGAAAAAGAAACTAAAATTTTCAAAGAAGATTTATTTAGAATCAGTTGGTACATGCGCGGCGGTGTCAGTGTAAACGACTTGATGGAGCGATACGGGTACGAAGATCGTCAGATCATGTACGAAATTATCAAAGAAAATATTGAAGCAACTAAAGCAAGCCAGATGCCGTTGCTTTAATCAGGCTTCCATCCTGGAGGTTTCAGTGCTCGCTTGACTGGATTAGTAGGGTCTTGTATCATATTTTGATTGTCAGGATCCACTACCCATCCAGTTATGTCTTGATTGTTACTGTGCCAGTTATCATTATAGTACATCTTACGGCCAGCAGCTGTTTTACCAGTTGACTGATTTACAGGATTAGCTGATGTACCTGGATCACTAGCCGCTGCTATATCTTTTTGCGGATCGTTTGCACCTGTTGTGCCTGTTGGTGCAGCGGCTCTGTTGTATTCACTATTTGGATTATCAGCACCTGGCATTGAAGGACGCATTGCCTTAGGAACATGTTGCAATCCGCTGTTAATAACTTCACCAATCGTTTGGGCCAGTTCAGGAATATTGTCTGCTATCATTGATGCAATGTAGTTTGCGTTGTCTGTATTGTTAATCCAAGACTTAACAGCTATTGCACCGCCTAGCAATACTGTATTGAATCCAGGAATTTTGCTAGTGAGTTTTCTCAAAAACGGGCCACCAGTCAGTGCATAAAATACAGTGCCGCCAGCAAGCACAGCTGCCCACCGTGCCAACATGATAGTGGCTTCCTGATTCAGTACCGCATTGTATTCGTCTTCAGTCCATGCACCTGTGTCTAATTTGGTTTTTTTGTAACCATCCATCTTGCTTACAAAATCCAAATAAGGTTGTACCAATTCTTTAAGATTCCAACCCCACAAGAGAGTTTTCACAGCTGCTTCGCCTGCACCCATGGCTGTGATTTTTTCTAAACCAAGACCAGCTTTGCCTATATCCATTTGAGCCGTGGATGTTGCCCGTTTGATAACAGCAGCGTCTAACTGTTCTGCTTCTAAACCCAGACTATCAATAGCTTGTCTTTTAAGAGTTGCTGAATTAGGAACAGCTTTGCCTGCTTCTTTGTATTCTCTTTCCAGAGTCATCATTTCCCTAGTGACTCTGGCATTATTTCTGCGTAAATATTCAGCGGCCGCATCTGCAGCCTTTATATCTTTATTTTTTGCAATGGCAACTATGTCTGCAGCAATTTTATCCTCAATTGCACCAGCAGCTCCCCTAAGAGCTTTGATAGGGTTTGATATAAACTTACCACCTTTAGCCAAGGCACCACCTAATTTCTCAAATCCTTGAGCTATCAAGCCTTCTTGAGTTTTTGTTTCAACAATTATTTCGTAGACTTTCATTGCTTATATCCCTATAAGATATTTATCATACTGTAAAGATGAACTACGTTCATCTGTTCTTCGCTTTCGCTCGAACTACTTTCTTTTTTTAATTATTATTAAGTGCGAAGCACTGTTAATATTATCTAGATTGTTCAGTCACACTTTGCCCGAGCAGGGCAAAGAATAAAATAACATTATCTGAGTTGCACAATGTCACACTAGCGTTACTGCATTACAGTGGCGGTTGTCCGGTACCACGAGCAGAGTCTTTATACAACGGCGGCTTACAAATATACGCTAACATATTTGTAAACGTGGGTTTTTTAACCCTCTTTTTGCCTTTTTTACTATTTTTAAACAACCAAACAGCGGCATTTTGCTATCGTCGTCCTGTAAAGGATAGTGGTTGAGTACTCTTAACGGCAAGAGATTTCCGTCCCTGCGATCCGAGATCCAGGTTTAGAGCGCATGAAATTAGCCCGCGCCAGCTTTAACCGTTTAGTTGTTTGCCTTTTATATGGGAACCGTGTACCCGAACCTGTATGTGCCCGTTATAGTAGTCGTCGGATTCTAAAACCCTACGACTAAATTGTTCTCTTGCCTCTATATAACTGCATTCTGATTTAGATTTGCAGTAATAAAGTATCTCTCTACGGAAGTTTTCGGTACCTAACTGCGTAACGTCTTTGCCAAGTTCGGGACTAGAACCATAATATTCTTGCCAGTCACTATCGATTTTGCTACGGATTTTCTTTTTTTTCTTTGTGCCGTTCTTTAACTTTACAGTTTTGTAGGTCGTTTTACTAAATTTTGCTAATTTTTTGCCTATGTACATACGCCCTGTGATTATATTTGTTATATTATAAACAAACCCAATACAATCTTCGGGCAATTCTGTGATTAATTGATTTTCGTAGTACCAAGACATACACTAGTTAGTGTTATCTTGATCTCCTGCCTGTGCCTTTTGATTTGCCTTCTTTGCGGCCTTGTCTTTATCTAGCCACACTCTATATTGTTGAATGTGACCTCTACGTTCTTTTGCTATAATTCTAATTTGTGCTAACCAATATCGCATCTTTTCGCCTGATAACCGTGAGCCTCTTGCTTGCCAATTTTGATTTGCCTTGAAATATTCTCTAAAAGCCAGCATAAGTCTCTCGTGGGACTCTTCATTTTGTTCTGGATCTGGCTCTACGTGCTTAGACATTTGGGCCTTTTATCTTCTCCAACAACTGGTAATGCTCATATTTTTTAACATATTCTGTTTCTTGATCATAGTTTGCACACTGACTTAATGCTTGTTCACACGCCCATTTTAACAGATATAGGTCTTTTTTGCAATCCCATTGGCTGTTTGTATTGCGTCTAGTACTATTGGTTTCAACTTTTATACGTTTTATAAGTTCAATAGCTTGACCAGTGGACCATTCTTTCACTCATTAACCTCTAAATCATTTGCATAGCTAGTGTATCCGTTTTCTTTAATAACCTTAAGAACATTGTTTACACGACCAATTAATTCGTCTTTATGTGATATCAAGAAAATATTCTTTCTACGTTCACGAGCCATCTTTTTAAGCACAGCCAATGCACCTTCAACCCCACTTGCATCTAACCCGTTGTCAATAAGTTCGTCAACAAACAACAAATTGATCTGTTGATAGAGACTTTCCCATACATCTCTAAACGACCAAGACAATCCAAGTATTAACCTATTACGTTCTCCTCGAGATAAGTTATCAAAATCTAAATCCTGTCCTAGTTGCGTAATTTCCACCGTTAAATCATTTTTAAATACAACTGTATGCGGTAATCCCATTTTGTCAAGATAGTATGTTAATCTGTTATTAAGATATGCTAGATTTTGATCTATAATCTTCTTACGAATAAACGAATCCTTACTGGTCAATAGTTTAAGCAAAAACTCTTGATGTTCTTTTAATGTATTAAGTGTGTTTACGTTATCCCACGATACATCTTGCATGGCGGTATTAGTCAATTCGTCAATTTGATCTTGATACGGATCGGCTTCACCTGCCTTAATTTGCAATTGTGTTTCTAATGTCTTAAGATTGTTTTGATGTTTAAGTGCTTGCTCTATAGTATCATAATACGTTTCTGGACGAGTATTAACCTCACCAATGATATTAATCTCAGCAGTAATTTTAGCAAGATCTTTTTCAACTTTGTTATGATAAACAACAGCTTCGTCGGCATTTGCCTGTGCTTGCTTGCTCATCCCTTCATGTTTATGGTCGTGAAGTTCTTGATCACAAGCATGACACTTTTTGTCCTGCAATTTAGCAAGCTCATCGGCGTATTTTTTTACGCTTCTCTCCGCCTGCGCTATTGCGCTGTTTAATGTAGCCCGCTCTTTATTTAGACTTTTCAGTTTTCCGCTTCGTTCGTCATAATCTTTTAACTCTGCATGCTTAATTAACTCATTGTCAATGTCTACATTTTCAAGTTCAACAATTGCTCTTCCTATTTTTTCTAATTCATGTGTATGTTGATTATTCCATGCACTTTGTCTAGTTAAAATACCGTCAATACTTTTTTGAATGTTCTCGTTAGATCGTTTAATTGCTTCTATATTTGCAGATTCTTGTATAATTGTATCTTTAGTTTGACGAATTTGTTCTTTGAGAGCTTCTGCTTTTTCACTTAATAAAGTAATACCTAACAATTGCTCGATAATAACTCTCTGATCGTTTGCCCGCATAGACAAAAACGGTTCTGTATAAGTGTTTAATGCTACAACATGTTTAAACATGTCGTGACTCATACCCAGTAAGTCGTCCACGTCCTTCTGAGTTTCGCGCATATCGCCTTGCGAATCGTCAGTCTCTTCAGTTTCTTGTGCTAGATTATTAACAAAGAATTGTAGTACATTTGGCTTACGCCCACGTTCGATACGATAATCTGTTCCATCTTTTTCAAAAGCTAGTGTAACCAACATATTCTTATTGTTAATCTTGTTAATAAGATTATCTTTTTTAATGTTAGTTAGCGCATTGCCAAATAGTGCATAGCTCAGTGCATTAACAATCGTGGTCTTACCTGTTCCATTGCGGCTTCCACTATCGTCACCACCTTGATCTAAGTTTTCACCTAGTACAAGTGTTAAGTTTTCTTGTGCAAAGTTAACCGCCTGGGTTTGATTGCCCACGCTCATAAAGTTTTTAACTGTTAATTCTTTAATTTTAATTGTCATAGGCTATTATAAATGGCTAATAATGTATTTTTATCAAACTGATCTGAATCAATGTTTACAATCTGGTTGCTAACAATTTGATCTACACTTTCAAATGCTTGTATATCAATGTTTGTGTTAATTTCTGTTTCTTTCTTTTCAGCAATCAGTGTAAGTTCTCGGATATCATATCGTAACATGAAATCTTCTTTAACAAAACTAGCTTCTTCAAAACTAATATCAATATCTAATGCAACACGTAAATGCTGTTTAGGTTTAATAATTGTATCTTGATCGTCAATAAGCTGACTTAGTTTTACAGTTCTAAACGTAGGTTGATTAGGCCAACTATAATACTCTGGAGTTCCATTCCACTCCATAATCATCATACCTCGATCGTCATCCCATGCGTCTGCATAGTTGTGCGGGAACGCATTTCCAATATAAATCATATTTTTTTGTTGCTGACGCTTGTGGAAGTGTCCACTGAATCCTAACTCATAACCTTTGAAGCTATCTAATTGAATCTCACCGTGATCAGGCATTTGAATCATGGCATTCATAAAAAAGCTGGGCAATTCAAAGTGACCAAAGATGTATTTGCCACCTTTCTTACCTACACTTCGCCATTCGTCTCCGACAAGCCACGGGCAAAGTGTAACATCGCCAATGGTAGTAGGCTCATGAACAACAGTAATTCCGGGAATATACTTGCCGAACTCGACACTGTGAATATCTCGTTTGTCTTTGTAATAAAGATCATGATTGCCAGGAAAGAAATAAAATTGATCAAACGCCTTACCGAGCTTTTCCAAGGCCCTAAGACTATAGTCCATAGTAGTGATATTAAGACTATTTCGATTGTGATGCCAATCTCCCATAAAAATTCCAGTGTCACATCCTTCCTCCTTGGCTTTGGCAATGTACCAGTCTACAAAATCCTCACAGTCTTGGTTGTGTGTATTACTATTAGACTTTAATCCAAAGTGTATGTCTGTGAAGCAAGCAACCTTTTTAAATAAATTTGTCATTCCGCACCTTCATCAAAACGTTTAACAGCGGCAGCATGTTCTCCCGAGCCGGTTCTACTATAACTTGGATTCATACCGTTAATTTCTAAAATATCATCTCGAATATTTTGATTGCGTTTTTCTGTATTAATAACACGCACAAAACTATTGGTAACTGCGGCAGTAAAATAAGCGAACGGATTATCACTCTTTGATTCGTCAAATTGCAAGCCAATTTGCGTCAGTTGAAGAATAGCCATGCCCTTCATTTCGTCGTTATAGGTATAGCCTCGAACATTACCACGAGTAGCATAACGCTCGCACAGTTTAATCATCATTCGTGCAAGTGTATTTGATATAGAGCCAGCATCTTTATCAAAATGTCCTTTTTCTAGATCACCCTTCCAGTGACTTTTTCCAACACATATTAAATTTTCTGGAGCGTCTTCATCAAATTTCCAATGCTGAAACGGAGGAAAGTTAACTTTATCTCTGTGATCCGCTAAACTCTTTGGATTTTTCTTACGTGTATTATTCAGCGGAATATGATCAAATGTCATAATCCTAAAAACAACATCTGTTTTGGCTATTTTTTTGTAATCAATTTCACAATCTGCAATTTTAATCTTTTCACCGAGCGATTTTCTTCGCTCGAATTCTTGCTGACCCATGCGTTTGGCACGTACACGCTTGGCTTCAGCAACACTTCTAATATTAATTTTATCCACACTGGGCAGAATCAAATCATATTGGTGATATTCTGGTTTTGTGAAAGTACAATATGATGTCTTACTTCTGTGTATTTCTAACAACATATCTTTGTTGTTTAAATAGTTAACTTTTACTGTCATCCTGAGAGCCCTCTTATATGTAATTATAAACTACGTACATAATAAAGTCAAATAAATAGAGTATCAAAAGGAAAGAATATTATGTCATTTGGCGATTCATTATTAAGTGCTGCAACATCAGTCGGCGGCATAGCAGCCGGCATTGGTATTGCTAGTAACCTAAGCGCGGCGCTTGGGACGGGCGCGAATATTCCAGGAGCATTATCAAGCGCAATGCGAAGTCTTAATTTGCCGCCAGCTGGTCAAGCAATTGCAGGACTGTTAGGAGCTGCATCGGCAACATTTGGCGGAGATGTTAGCCCAAATGATTGGAGAGTTCGTTTAAGTCTAAGTAGCTGGCATAGTTTTCAAACTAGTCATGTTCTTGCTCCTTTAAAAAATGCAGGCGGTTTGGTGTTTCCGTATACTCCGCAGATCAATATTGCCAGCGCCGCAAAATACACACCGATTAGCACAATACATACAAATTACACAATGCAATCATTTCAAAATAGTGATCCAGGATCAATCACTATTACCGCGCCAATGAACGTTGAAGATGCAACACAGGGGTTATATTGGATTGCAGCTGTGCATTATTTGCGTAGTTTAACAAAAATGTTTTCTGGACCAGATACACTAGCTGGTAATCCTCCTCCTATTATTTTCTTAAACGGTTATGGAAATTATGTGTTTAAAAATGTTCCAGTAGTTGTAACACAATTTACAACCCAATTAGACAATGATTGCGATTACATAAGTGTTGATTTAGCAAGCACTGGCGGCCCATTAGGCGGCCTTGGTGGAATTGCATCAGGGTTAAATGACATTGCAAGTATTGCTGGTGCATCCGCTCTTGGGCTGGGCGGCATTGCAAACAAAATAAGTAGTGTAGCTTCTGGATTAGGTTCCATTGCTAACATAGCGAATACAGTATCTCAACTAACTGGCGGCGGCACTACTGGAGAAGTCAGTCATGTTCCTACTAAGAGTAGTTTTTCAGTAACTTTACAACCGGTGTATAGTAGAAGTAGTGTGAAAGATTTTAGTCTTGATACCTTTGTGCAAGGCGGTTATCTAAACAACTCATTTGGGTATATTTAATATGGCAAAATATTCAAGCACCAGTCCTTGGTATAAAACACCAGTAACTAATAATTATCTAAATATTTTAACTATTCGTCCAGTTAGTTCTGAGACCGATGATTTCTTTTATCATATTGAAGCGCAATACGCATACCGTCCAGATTTATTAGCATATGACTTATATGGTACATCTAACTTATGGTGGGTGTTCATGCAACGAAATTTAAATGTTATTCAAGATCCAATATTAGATTTTGTACCAGGCACTGGCATTTTTATTTGCAAAAAAAATAGTTTAGTAAAGGCATTGGGTTTATAATGGGAATATTTGATCCATTGGGTTCTACTATATCAAATCTTGGCGCTACTTTATCGTCCGGTGCATCTAACGCAATAACTGCTGTAGAACACGGTCTAGCCTCTGGGCTGTCTGTTGCTACCAATGCATTATCTGGTATAACTTCGTCGTTTGGAAATTTACCAGGATCACTATCAGGAGTACTATCGGGAGCCAACAGTTTTGGATCTTCTTTTGTATCTCTATCAAGCCCAGCCAATAGCGAATTTCCGTTGCCGAATTCGTTATTTGACTATGCAACTTACAACTGTCTTATTGGATTAGCAGCATTGCCTAAAGATTTTTTAGAAAATCCTGACAGTACTTACCGAGTGGGAGCAAGAGCTCCTTTAATTGCAAAATCTGCCAGCATTGATCCTGCCAATCGAGTTCGTTTATCAGAAGGGTCTTTTGAATTTTATATAGACGATCTTAAAATACATAGCATGGTTGGTTGGGAACAAGGTAAGAATACTAATGCACAAACACTATCATTTAAAATATTTGAACCATACAGTATGGGATTGTTTTTTGAAGCACTGCAAGTTACTGCACAAAAACTAGGGTTTAAAAACTGGACAGATGCACCCTTCATGATAACACTTGAATTTCAAGGAAATAAAGAAGACGGCCAAATGGCATTTATTCCTAAAACGGATAGACAAATCCCAATTAATATAACTGACATACAGATGAGAGTTACCAATGAAGGTACACATTATGACTGTGTTGCAAACCCGTATAATCAAACAGCACTAACCGACGGCTTCAAAAACTTTCAATCAGACATATCTATCAAAGGAACTACAGTACAAGAGATGTTGCAGTCAGGACCAAAAAGTTTAGAATCGGTTATTAATCAAAAACTACGAGAAGTTGCTAAGATCAACAACATAGAACGACCAGATAGAATATTAATTTTATTTCCAAAAGAAGCTGCATCAGAAGTAACTAGCAGTGGATCGACATCCGGCGATACTGAATCCAATCCCGATACAAATGCAGCAACAACATCGCCTGATCCAATTAATGTTAGCGATAGCAAATCTGTAACTATAAAATTAAATGTTACTGAAACCGAACACAATAATCTAATCCAAGCCAAGGAAGATGTTAACGATATTGGTAGATCCAAGATGGGTTTTGATCAAGCTCGCCGGGGTGATGCTCCTATGGGTAATGACAGAGACGTTTATGATAGAGAAGGTAAAATCATGAGTCGTAATAAAAACCCTATTGATGTGAATCAATCGGATATGAAATTTAGACAAGACACTGATATTTTAAACGCCATAAACCAGGTTATATTACAAAGTGAATTCATTGATCAAACATTGGATCCTGGTGCTGTTACAGCAGAAGGATATAAAGGTTGGTGGAATATTGATACACAAGTGTATATAATTGGTAACATGAACAAAGCTACAGGTGTTCCTCCTAAATTATTAGTTTATAGAGTATTACCATATAAACTACATATGAGTTCAGGCCCAACGCCACCAAACGTCAAGCCTGCTGGGGTTGCTGCACTTAAAAAACAAGTAGTAAAAGAATACAATTATATCTACACTGGAAAAAATGTTGATATACTTAAATTTGATATTAATTTTAAAGCTAATTTTAGAGGAGTATTACTAGCGGATGGCGGCACGGCCAATCAAAGTGTAGTTACCCAAGCTAATACCAGCGGAGTTAAAGACAAAGATGTCCAAGAGATAGAAGCGATCACGCCAGGCAAAGATCCGTCAACTGCTCCGTCTATCCCCACAAGCGTGAGCTATTTCCAAACATTGGCCAATACTGATAAATTTGGCGGCGGCGGCGCTGAAACACAAGCTACTAGAGCAGCTAGGATGTTCCACGATAGCGTTACAGCAGGGTTTGACATGATGTCTCTTACTATGACAATTGTAGGAGACCCGTATTACATTGCAATGAGCGGAACTGGAAATTATACAGCTCAAGCATCAACTGAGAACCTCAATGAGGACGGAACAATAAATTACCAAACAGGCGAAGTGCATATTGTTGTTAATTTTAGAACTCCGATTGATATTGACCTAAATAAAGGATTGTATAATTTTGGTAGTAATCCCACTGTGCCTGTACACAGTTTTAGTGGCTTATATAGAGTACAATCAATTGATAGTACATTTTCAAAAAATCAATTTACACAAGATTTACAGCTATTTAGAATAAGAAATCAAGAACTTGGCGGTCCTGGCACAGCTGCAGCTGCAATGGCTGTGACTAGAACAGAGCCATATAAAGGACCTGCTGATTCAGACGAAGTTAAAGGATCCAGCTCCTCGTCTCCTCCATCAGGAGATTCGCCAAATCAAGAGCCAAGTGAATCTGGAGCAGGCGATACGGAACCGGGAAGCACAGAAGGCCAAGAGGAATCAGGAACATAATATGGGAAAATCTAATGACCCAACAGTCAGTACAATTGCACAGCCGGATCCTAAACCCGGCCCGTTTTTAGCCAAAGTAGTTAGCAATGCTGATCCTACTTACATGGGGATTTTAGAAGTACAGATCTTAAGACCAACTGGCGGAAGTACTAGCGAAGGCCAGTTGCATCAAGTAAAATACATGAGTCCTTTTTTTAGTGCAACAAATACAAACTACAACGGCGAAGATAACGATTACAACAATACACAAAAGTCAGCAGGGTTTTGGATGGCACCCCCGGACCCTGGTCAAATTGTAATGATATTTTTTATTGACGGAGATCCTAGACAGGGATATTGGATGGGATGTGTGCCCGACAGCTCCGCTAATTTTATGACTCCTGGAACAGCAGCGACTGAAAATTGTGTAGAAGGCGGCCTGGATACCCCTTACGGTTATGCAACGCGAGTTCCAGTTGCAGAATATAATAAAAGCGCACCTGAAAATAAAACACTCATTGACCCAAATAAAATTAAAAAACCTATCCATCCATTTGCACAGACCCTTGCAGATCAAGGATTGTTATTGGATGACATTCGTGGAATAACAACTAGTAGTTCTAGGAGAGAATCTCCCAGTATGGTTTTTGGTATTAGTACACAGGGTCCGTTGGATAAACAACCGGGATCACAAACAGGAAGTTATGGCAAACCTGAACATCTTATTAAAAACGGACCTGTAAGTAGATTAGGTGGCTCTTCGTTTATTATGGATGACGGGGACGATAAGTTTTTGAGGAAAAAATCTCCTAGTGAAGGCCCGCCTGAATACGCTGCAGTAGAAGAAAAAGAAAAAGGTGGCAAAGTTATTCGCCCGCACAACGAATTAATTCGATTGCGTACCCGTACTGGACATCAAATATTATTACATAATAGTGAAGATTTAATTTACATCACTAATAGCCGAGGCACAGCATGGATTGAATTAACTAGTGATGGTAAAATAGATGTTTATGCACAAGATAGTATTAGTATACGTACACAAAACGATTTAAATTTTTACGCTGATCGGGATATTAATATAGAAGCTGGCCGAAACTTTAATTTGAAAGTTGCAGAACGCCACCAAACAGAAGTAGGTATGGATAAAATTTGTATTGTTAATGGCAATGTTGCTATACAAGTTGATGGAACACATGATGAAACAATTACTGGAGACACTGCAATTAGTATTGCAGGCGCATTAGATATAGCTGTTGGTGCAGGTACAAAATTGTCTTCAGTCGGCGATTTTGATCTTAATACAGGCGGTGGCAACAAGTTTACAGCAGGCGGCGGCACAGATATCAAGTCTGGCGGAAGCCACATTGAAACCGCCAGTGCTATTCATATGAATGGCCCTACGGCTGCATCGGCAGCATCTGCAGCATCTGCTACAGCCCCTGAGCCACTAAGTACGTTTGATAATCCAACAGAAGTTGAAGGTAACACTATTACTAGTATTATGTTGCGGATTCCAACAACAGAACCTTATCCTCATCATGAAAACCTAGACCCTACAATGTTCAAGATAGATTTAACAGATAGAGAAGCTGGCAGTGCAATTGATCCGCCTGCGGCCTGGAAAGAATATTCCACATCAATTGATACATTTTCTCGTAATATTCCATTACAAGGTCAAATAGAAAACTAATACTCTGAGACAATATAACTATGGCAAATACACTATACACCACCCATGAAGTACAAACACTTCCAGCACACCCAGCGCCTATTACACGACGTTATCGAGGATTTAGTACAATTAGTCGGTCAACTGAAAATTTTTCATTGTTTGACTTTGAATTAATTAAACAAGATTTGTTAAATCACTTTTATGTAAGACAAGGTGAACGTTTAATGAACCCGGCTTTTGGAACCATAATCTGGGATGTAATATTTGAACCGTTGACAAATGAAATACAAAATCTTATTTTACAAAATGTAAACGAGATCTTTAGTAGTGACCCTCGGGTACGAGCCAAGAGTATAGTTATTACTCCTTATGATACTGGTTTACAAATACAATGCACACTAGAATATCTGCTTTACAACATACAAGAAAACATGAAATTAACATTTGATCAGAATAACGGGTTGACGCGACAATAAACTACCCACATAATTTGATCTAATAAATACACTTATTAGGATTCATTATGAGCTCAACGGATAGACAGAATAACCTGTTAATTGCTGAAAATTGGCAGAAAATTTATCAGTCATTTAAGAATGCGGATTTTCAAAGCTATGACTTTGAAAATTTACGACGCACAATGATTGATTACATCCGTACGAATTTTCCTGAAGATTTTAACGATTACATTGAGTCCAGCGAATACCTTGCCCTTATCGACCTTATAGCATTTGTGGGTCAAAGCATAGCTTTCCGTGTGGATTTGAATGCCCGTGAAAACTTCTTAGAACTAGCAGAACGCAGAGATAGTATTCTTCGATTAAGCAGAATGATTGGATACAATGCCAGCCGTAATCAAGCAGCAACGGGCCTTTTAAAATTTAATACAGTTAGTACTACCGAATCTATTATTGACAGTAACGGTAGGAATCTTGCAGGACAAACTATTCAATGGAACGACCCTAGCAACGTTAATTGGTATGACCAGTTTATTAAAATAGTAAATGCAGCACTTCCACAGAATCATCAATTTGGTACTCCTGTTGATTCTGCTAAGATATACGGCATTCCTACTGCACAGTATAGATTTAATTCATCTAACAACAATGTTCCAATTTATAATTTTACAAAAACTGTATCTGGACGTAGTATGAATTTTGAAGTAACTAGTACAACTTTTAAAGGAGAAACGTATATTTACGAAGAACCTCCTAAAGTGGGCAATAGTATTGCATTTGTTTATAGAGATGACGGCTTTGGAGCCACTAGTCCCACAACCGGATTCTTTTTTAATTTTACACAAGGTACTTTGAACAACGGTTCTTTTTCAGTAACGCACCCGGTTAGTAATCAAACAGTAGACATTGCTACACAAAATATTAATAATACTGATATTTGGATATACTCAATTGATCAAAATACTGGATTGGAAACTGAACTATGGACACAAGTTCCTTCGACGACTGGTAACAACGTTATCTATAATAGTTTAAATTCAAAAATTAAAAACATTTATAGTGTTGTTACTAGAGCAGGCGATGCAATTACCCTTAATTTCAGTGACGGAATTTTTGGAAATTTACCGTTAGGACAATTTAGAATCTACTATAGAGTTAGCAATGCACTCAAATACTCAGTTAACCCAGCCGATATTGTTAATATTAATGTGTCTATTCCTTATATCAGTACACGGAATAAAATTGAAACACTTAGTATTAGTTTAAGTTTACCCACTAGTGTGTCAAATTCAAGTACAGCAGAAACAAATGCTAGTATTAAAACTAATGCACCTCAAACTTACTACATGCAAGATCGTATGGTTACTGGAGAAGATTATAATATTGGTCCGCTAAGTGCAAATCTTTCAGTGGCTAAAGTTAAAGCTATTAACAGAACAAGTAGCGGAATTAGCAGATATTTTGATCTAACTGATCCAACTGGAAAATATTCTAAAACAAATTTGTTTGCTGATGACGGCGTAATATATCAAGAAATATATATTTCTAATATAAATTTTTCATACACTACTCAAACTGATATCCAGGGTGTAATTTATAATACTGTTTACGATTTATTAAACACTCCTGATTTAAGAAACTTTTATTATGCAAATTATTTAGATTTTTTAAATGTTAGCCTTAACATACAATGGAACAGTGTTACATCTGACAGTAATAGTTCCACTGGTTATATAAGTTTAATCAATAATATTCCTGGAATTTTTCTTTCGCCTCTCGCGGTAGGTACATACTCATCAACCGATTTAAAATACCTTACAGTGGGTTCGTTAATTAAATTTGTTGCACCAACAGGATACTATTTTGATACTTCTAATAATAATGTACTTGTTCGTGGAACAGCTAATGTTTTAAATTCTTCAACATATGTTTGGGCAGAAGTAGTAAATGTTGTTGATAATGGTACAGCTGGCGGCAAAGGTATATTACCAACAAATTCAGGCCCAATAACATTGAACAAATCAATTCCTAATACTGCTATTGCTACTCAAATAATTCCGCAATTTACTGTTACTATTAGTCCTACTGTTGTTACGGGAATGATAGATAAAATATTTGCCAATCTTAATTTTGGGTTAAGATACGATGCACCAACACAAAGTTGGCAACTTATATCAGCTGCTAATTTAAATACAATTGATCAATTTAATTTAGGTAATCAAGGCAATACTGATAACCTGCAATTAGATTCTAGTTGGTTGGTATTATTTACGACTGATACTGAAAAGTATACTATAACAACAAGGAATTTGCGTTATATCTTTGAAAGTGATAAAGATATCACTTTCTATTTTGATACAAATACAGTTGTTTATGATACTGTATCAAGCACTACTATATTAGATACAATTAAAATTCTTAGTGTTAACACCAAACCCGATAGTACTAGTCCTTTTACACTAGATTTAACATGGGAAGTTACCTCGGCATATACAGGAAAAGACGGCTATATTGATCCTAAAAAAATTATATTAACATTTGCAAATTCTGGCGGATCTAACGTGGTAGATAATCCGCAATTGTTTTTAGACATAGTAGATCCGTCTGCAAATCCATTATCTAAATATATTGTTGAACAGAGATATTCTGTATCATCGGGACAGGAAGATTACAAATATATACTAAATGATCCACGTAAAGGACCAGTTAGAATATTCAGTAGTCAACGTGATCCTAATTTGGGATCGTTAAAGCAGTATGCTGACGGTTCTTATTTTTATTTTCTTGACTCAGCAACAGTGTTTAAGTTAAAATTATCTACAGGGCACCTATCGCCTACTTTAGATTATAAAATATATATTGGAAGAGATAGATTAAAATTTCAATATGTTCATAGTGCAGACTATGATAGTAGAATAGATCCTGGTAATAGCAATATTATGGATATCTATATATTAACTACTGGTTACGATACGGCATTTAGACAATGGGTAACTAACGGTGCCGCTGGAATTAAACCACTTCCTCCTAGTAGCAGTGAATTAAATAGTTTATTAAGCTCTAATTTAAACTTAATTAAATCTATAAGCGACGAAATAATATATCATCCAGTAAATTATACGTTGCTATTTGGATCAAATGCTGACATATCTCTGCAAGCAAATTTTAATGCAATGATAAACGCAAACAGTGCTGTGTCAAATTCAGATGTACAAGCAAGAATACTGAAAGCAATTAATACTTTCTTTGCATTGGATAATTGGGAATTTGGAGACACATTTTATTTTACAGAGTTGAGTACATATGTTATGAATCAGCTGGCTCCTGACTTGATTTCTTTTGTAATAGTTCCGGTGCAACCCGATCATTTCTTTGGAGCTTTATTTGAAATTCAATGCTCTACTGACAGTATATTTTTAAGTTGTGCTACAACAGATAATATTATTGTTGTAAACGGGTTAACTAGCAGCAATTTAAAAACCATTGGCATATCGCCTGCAAGTAGTCTAACGACCAATCAAACAGTAACTAGCAATGCAATCGGAGGAACTATTTAATGGCAACAAATGTTAATGGTAAAAAGGGTCTGAGCGTAAATTTATTACCAAATTTTTATCAAACTCCTGCAAATAAGAAATTTCTACAAAGCACAATAGATCAATTATTTCAACCTGGAACACTTACAAAAGTCAAAGGTTACATTGGTCGAGAAAATGCAAAAGCAAGTACGGGCGATGATGTTTATCTTAAATCTGTAAATCAACCTAGAAAAAATTATCAGTTAGAGCCTGGGCTCGTAATTAAAGATTCATCAGATAATGTTTCGTTTTTTAAAGATTATATTGATTATATAAATCAAATTGATATATTCGGAGGTAATACTACCAATCATGCTAGATTGAACAACCAAGAATTTTACAGTTGGGATCCGCACATTGATTGGGATAAATTTGTTAACTTTCAAAATTACTATTGGCTTCCTTACGGACCTGACACTATTACAATTTATGGCCCGCAGAATATTGTTAGTACAACTTATACAGTTAAGTTGCAAACAGAAGGCTCTAACAACCAATATGTTTTCACTCCTGACGGGTCAACTCCTAATCCTGATCTGATACTATATAGAGGCAAAACATATAAATTTGAAATTGACAGTCCTGGTAATCCGTTTAGTTTTAAAACAGCTCGTAGTACAGGTTCATCTGATCGATATCAGTTCCTTAATGCGGTAGACAAGTATGCAGTTGAATCTGGAACTATTACAATTTCCATCCCAGAGAACGCTCCAAATATTTTGTATTATCAAAGTGAAACTGATATAACATCTGGCGGAGTTATAGAAGTACTCTCAATAGATGAAAATACAAACATTGATGTTACATTAGAAATCTTAGGTAAAAAATCAGTTACATTAAGTGACGGTACTCTGTTAAGTAACGGTATGAAAATTGCGTTTGGAGGCCAGGTGTCCCCAGCAACTTATTCTACTGATCAATATTATGTTGAAGGCGTTGGCAATTCTATTATTCTCGTACCTGCGTCAGTTTTGGAGGTTATTAGTCCATGGACAATAGATGAATCGGTACCGTTTGATTCAACACCGTTTGATAAAGAACCGTGGGAAGATGCAACAAGTTTTGCTGGCGAAGTGGATTATATTACTATTAATCGTTCTAGTCGAGATCATAATCCTTGGAGTCGATATAATAGATGGTTTCATAAAGATGTTATTAATGTAAGTGCATCTTATAATAATACTAAAATAGGTTTAGACCAAACGCTTCGAGCTGTTAGACCTATCATTGAATTTGAAGCAGATATTCGATTGTTTAATTTTGGTACAACTGCAATATTTGATATTGATATTTTTGATGATACCACAGGTAATACTACCTTGAACAAGCATGCACTACCGGTATTTACAGTAATTGAAGGCGCAGTTAGTTATCAAGAACCCACGGGAAGTTTTTCTAGCTCTGTGCCGTTGACTGCCGGCATGCTGGTCTTGTTTGCAGGAGACCCTGACCCGCTAGTACAAAATAAAATTTATCAAGTAGAATATATTGATGTAAAACATATTGCTCCTACTGATAATTTTCCAGCTGGCAGTAAACAACTACACCTAGTTGAAGTTGCCTCGCCTAAACTAAATCAAGTAGTGCTAGTTAGACAGGGAAAATATCAAAGTCAAATGTTCTGGTTTGATGGTACCAAGTGGATACAAGCACAACAAAAAACAAAAGTAAATCAGCCGCCGTTATTTGATATTGTTGACGATACCGGGACAAGTTACAGCGACGAAAATAATTATACAGGAACTACTTTTAAAGGTTCTAAGATTTTTTCTTATAAACTTGGGACAGGTCAAGCTGACTCTAAATTAGGATTTCCGTTAAGTTACCAAAATGTTAATAATATTGGTGATATTGTTTTTAACTTTGACCTTGCAACTGACTCATTTAAGTATAAAAAAGGATTATCATTAGTAACACAGAATATAAATGTTGGATATTTGTCTTCTTTGGACTATGGCGGAAATATAGTTTATAAAAACGGTTGGCAAACTTGCATTACTAACAATACTCAAGCAGCTGTTAGAATTTATAAAAATTCTGGGTTAACCAAGTCATTTCAATTAGATATATTTGACAATCACACCAATTTAAAAGACTTGGTAATCAAAGTGTATGTTAATGGCCGCCGATTATCTAGTGCTAATTGGAGTGTAGTTAATTCAACTCCTTATAAACGTATTATTTTAAATACAGCAATTGCTTTAACAGATGTGCTTACGATAAGAGCATTTTCGTCTCAACCTATTAATAGCAATGGATATTACGAAATTCCGATTAATTTACAAAACAATCCGTTAAATGATAACATGCTTAATTTCACACTAGGTGAAGTTATTGATCATGTTGGCACTATTGTAGATAATTTGCCAGCATTTACTGGTGTATTCCCAGGAAACAGCATTCTTAGAGATTTAGGAAATATAACCCCATACGGAACACGATTCGTTCAGCATAGTGGCCCTCTGAGTTTAGGAATATATCACACTACATCTGAAAATAACAATGTTATAAAAGCAATTCAACAATCACGGGACGATTATAATAATTTTAAAAGAGTTTTCATTGATACTGCAAGCAATTTAGGAAAAGATGGAGATCCGGTAACAATAACAAATTTAGTTTTAGAAAAAATAAATGCAAATAAGCCAACAACTTCTCCTTATTATTTTAGTGATATGGTGCCGTATGGTGCATGCATAGTTTCGGACTTGACAGTAGTCGACTACAGAATTAAAAAATATCCGTTAAGTTCTGTATTTACACTAGACAAATTAAGTAACAAGGCTGTTGGAGTGTATTTAAATGGTACACAGTTGATGCACGAACACGATTATTTGTTTAGTGATCAAGGATTTATTATTATCACTGAGCGTGTTGGTCTTAAAACAGGTGATACTATTACAACTTATGAATATGATAGTACTGATGGAAGTTTTGTGCCTGCAACACCTACTAAGTTAGGAATGTGGCCTGCATATATTCCGCAAATGTACACTGATACAACACTAGTAAATCCTCAAACAGTAATACAAGGGCACGACGGTAGCATTATTTTAGCTTATGGTGATTACCGAGATGCTTTATTGTTAGAATTAGAAAAAAGAATTTTTAACAATATCAAAGTAAAATACGATACTGATATTTTCGATATATCTGATACAATCCCTAGTTATAATAGAACAACTGATTATTCACTAACTGAATTTAATCAAGTACTAGCTCCTAATTTTTACAAGTGGACTAATTTAATTGGAAAAGATTTAACTACTCCGTTAAATTACGATAGAGCTAACTCGTTTACCTATAACTATTCTTTAAATTATGCACCTGACAATATTAGCAGTTTACCAGGTTACTGGAGGGGTGTATACAAATGGATTTTAGATACCGATCGTCCTAATATTTGTCCTTGGGAAATGCTTGGATTTACTATTGAACCAAACTGGTGGCAAGATGTATACGGCCCTGCACCATACACTAGAAATAATTTACCACTATGGCAGGATATTGCCACAGGATCAATTCGTAAACCAAATCAACCAATAACATATTCTAAAAAATATGCAAAACCATTTATATTAAATTACATACCAGTTGATGAAGATGGTAATCTTATCAGCCCGTTAGATTCGGGTATAGCAGCTGGCACATTAAATCCAAATATAGATAATAATTTTGTCTTTGGCGACGGTAGTCCAGTTGAAACAGCATGGACAAGAAGCAGTTATTATCCATTTAGCGTTTTAATTTCTAGCATTTTATTATTTCCTGCAAAAACATTTGGAATTTTATTAGACAGGTCGCGGATTAAACGAAATCTTGCTGGACAGTTAATATACACAGAGACTGGATTACGTATAAAACCTGCAGACATTGTGTTGCCAAGTACATATTCAAGCAACTCTAGAGAACAAACAGCAGGACTTATAAATTACTCAGTTGATTTAATTTTTAATTATATCTTCAGCAATAATCTCGCAAATTATAACTTATATAAATCTGATTTAAAGTTAATGTTACCTCAGCTAAGTTATCGCATGGGCGCATTTTCTAATCAAAGTCAGTTTAATTTGTTATTGGAATCTAAAACACCAACAAGCTCTGGTAATGTTTTTGTTCCATCAGACGATTATAAAATATTTTTAAACAAGTCTAGTAGTATAAAGAAGTTAAATTATAGCGGAGTTATAATTACAAAACTATCTACTGGTTTTGAAATTAAAGGTTATAGTATCACTCAACCGTATTTTAATTATTACAGCCCTAATAATATTGGAGCCACAGTCAATGTGGGAGGAATCTCAGAAAACTATTCCACATGGACTCCAGGACAGCAATATGCAACAGGACATGTGGTAAAGTCTGACAATGTTTACTATAGAACAACAGTTACTCATGTTTCAACAAATGCGTTTAACCAAGATTACTTTGTTGCTTTGGCCAGCTTACCGATGTCGGGCGGAGTCTCTGCTAAAATAAAAACTTCGTGGGATCGATCGTTGATTAATGTTGCACCGTACGGCACCTTGATTACAAAATTACAAGATGTAGTTGATTTCTTATTAGGTTACGGGGAATACTTAAAAGATCAGGGATTCTTATTTGATGATTTTAATAAAAATCTTGCGTTAGTTGCTAACTGGGAAACTAGTGCTAAAGAATTTATGTTCTGGTCAACCCAGACTTGGAGTACCGAACAAGATAAATGGAGCGACTGGGCAGCATCTCAACCATATACATATGGAACAATTGTAAGATATGATGGAGATTATTATAGTGCATTATTCAATATTGCACCTGCAACTACATTTGATTATACAAAATGGTCTATACTTCCTGGACTGAGCAATATTGGCAGCAGTGTGATTAGTTTAAGTCCTAGTGCAAACGGTATAAGTTTTGTTACAGAGTTATCTGTGGTAGACAGCATCACAACTAAATTTCATCCATACGAGATTTTTAAAGTTGATGGAACACCTTTTGAAATAGCTCACATAGACAGCTATCGTCAAGAAAATACTGTGACTTATAGCCCAAGAACTACAGATGGCATTTTTGGAGCAAGTTTTTATCTAGTTCAAAACGAACATATTGTTATTGTTAACAATACAACGATATTCAATGATATAATTTATAGTCCTGCTAGTGGTTATCGACAAGAACGATTGAAAGTTTCTGGATATGTTACTACTGACTGGTACGGCGGTTTAGATATTCCTGGATTTATATTTGATGCAGCATCAATTAAATTGTGGGAACCTTATCAAGACTATTCAATTGGCGATGTTGTTAATCATCAAGGATACTATTATAGTGCTCCTAAATTGTTAGTCGGCGCTCCGATATTCTTGGCCAGTGACTGGGTCTTACTACCTAAAAAGCCGTCGAGTCAGATATTACCAAATTGGACAAACGTTGCAACGCAATTTACAGATTTTTATAATCTTGAAGTTGATAGCTTTAATACCGATCAACAATCAATGGCCCATCATTTAATAGGTTATCAAAAACGTCAGTATCTTGGTAACATTATTCAAGATGATGTAAGCGAATTTAAATTTTATCAAGGAATGATCCGAGAAAAAGGAACACAGAATGTTCTTAATAAATTGTTTGATGTATTAAGTTCTGATAATCTTGAAAGTCTTGTATTTTATGAAGAATGGGCTGTTCGTGTGGGGCAATACGGCGCCGCAAACGCTTTTGAAAATGTTGAATTTATTTTAAAACAGGAAACTTATTCTAGAAATAATCCACAGGCTACATTGTTAGTACAGCAAATAGATCCATCGGTTAGTACATTTGTTAATCAACAACCGGCTAATAGTGTTTATTTAAAACCCTTAGGATATAGTTCTAATCCATTTCCTCTTAAAGAAAATCGCAATTCTTTTCTAAGAAGTGCGGGTTATGTAAATTTGTTAGATGTTAAACTAGGAATACCGGACCTTAAAAAACTATTACTACAACCAGTAACTTTAATTAAAACAGGAATTAATTATAAAATTATAGTACCCGGTACTACTAATTTTACACAAATTGGATCAGCAAATAACGATGCCGGCACAATTTTTAATGCTACTTCTGCAGGTACAGGCACTGGTGTAGTGTCAGTTGATATTACTCAATTTGTAGAAGGTGATTATATTTGGTGTGCGTTTGATAATAATATTATTTCAAATACCTGGAATGTTTATAGATTTACTGATATAAATTTGAGAGTAACAGATGCAACCTATTCTAATAATACTCTTTCTATAACTTGTAAAAAACTAGTAAATCTTAAAGTTGGGTCTTACGTTGGTATTGTTTTAGAATTACCAAATGCACAAAAAATACAAGGTCTTGATGGATTTTTTGAAGTGACTAGTGTTACTTTAAATACATTTACTGTTTCTGCTAAAATTGCAGGTTTTCCTACACCATTTACGCATCAACAACAGCTTGTTATATTTGGTCTAGTAACCCAGCGAGCTCTTAATATTGATTTAATAGATAGTATCTTACCTGAAAATCCACGTTCTGGTGATTTATTATGGACAGACGACGACTCTTCTGGAAAATGGGCCACGTGGTCTTATAACCCTGTGTATTCTAAAAATACATTACACCCAGTAACTCGTCCTAGTAATTTGCAATTTGGAAAAACTACAGCAATAAACAAAATTGGAAATATCGCAGCAGTTGGAACCGCGGTAGGTAATGTTAGTATATACGATAAAATTAGTAAAGGTTTGGGTTGGACAAATCGACAGTATATACAAGCTCCCTTTGTCTCCCACGAGTCTGCTAACGAACCTAGCACTCTTGCTACAGTTTTAGCTATATCTCCATCTGGAAAATGGTTTTTATCAGGATCACCGTCAGCTGGGAATATTGCTACGGCTTACATGGGAGAATATGTAACTTCTAATGTATATGATATAGGCGATATAGTATATCACATTGATACATACTATCAAGCAATACTACCAGTACCTATTAACTTAATACCCTTAAACAACTCGCTGTACTGGAATTCAGTACCGTATATTCCGGTTAATAACCAATCATCTAATTCTGAATTATATTCGCAAGGCGCTGTTTCTTTATACACAAACGACATTAATAATTCTTATGCATTAGTGGACACAATCATTAGCCCACTACCCAATACCAATGAGAAATTTGGTCAAGCAATTGCACTTACTGATAAAGTAATATGGATTAGTGCGCCAGGATCTAATAACTCCACTGGCTCGGTTTATAAACTAGTTAACACAGATGATGTACGAGCAAGCACATTTTACGATGAAGTTGGCAGTACAGATTTGGTATTGCACGTAACTAGTACCGCAGGAATATCAGCCGGACAGTTTATTCAAGGAACTGGATTTGAAAGTGGTCAAACAGTTAAATCAGTACTATCTAAATTATTTTTTGCTTCTGTCTCAGGAGCTCCAAACTATATTCGAGACACACAAAATAATAATGTAAATTTGTCTTTTATATCACAAGCAACTGTTGTTACTGGGAACGGTATTTTTCCTAACACTCAGGTAGTGAAATCTGGCATAGATATATCTGGAAAATATTACGTGTTAGTCAGTGCAGAAAGAGATATTACATCAACAGTAACAACAGTAACATTTACAAATACAATAATTTCAGCAGAATTTATAGTTAGCACAATACAAAGCGATGCAACGGTATTGTTATCTAGCAAACCAGATCAAACTCCATCCGGTAATTTAAAATTTATTGTAACTAACTGGAAATATGATACAACCAGTACTATTACCGGGCAACAAACTAATTCTAATTTTGGAAATGTACTGTCTTTTAGTGCCGATAGCAACACGTTGTTAGTGTCTTCTATAGAAACTAGAATAATTAATCTAGAAACAATAATGATTGGTGTAGTTTATATCTATAAAAATAATGAAAACATTTATAGTTTAAGTCAAACAATAGAAGGTGTGGATGCTAGTTTTGGGAGCAGCACATCGATATCGACAAACGGTGATTTTATTGCAATTTCTGATAGTGTATATTACAATAATGCTGATGCACGTCGCGGGCGAGTCGGTATTTATTCTTTAAATACCACAACTAATCGATATGAAAATCCACAGTATATAACAGACCATTATTCTGATATAGGTAGTAATTTTGGTAACTCTGTGGCATTTATGAACAACTACGATACTGTAGTTGTTTATAGTGAAAATGCCGCAGGCCCTCAGATAACATCATTTGATTCTAGCAAAGCAACTTTTGATAAATCTTCTACTACATTTATTTCATCTATTATTGGTACAGGACGAATTGATGTATATGACAGATACAATACTAATTGGGTATTCAGTGAAACGTTGGCCAATCCTGATGAAAACTTTGATGCTTTTGGATCAGGATTTTCGGTGGGTAACAACAGCATCTTTGCCGGTGCCCCACTATTCACTCCAACCAATTCTCAGGGTAATTTAATTGAAAATTCTTCACAAACAGGTGTATTATATTCCTATACAAAATCTGAAAACATATATAGCTGGAAAAGAAAAGATTCTCAATCTGCTATAGTTGATCTTGAAAAACTTAAAAGTTCTTTCTTATATAATAAATCCACAGATCAACTTGTAACTTATTTAGATGTAATTGATCCTATCCAAGGAAAAATTGCAGGCCCAGCGGACGAAGAATTAAAATATAAGACTTTTTATGATCCTGCTGTCTATTCAAATAGTGACGGCACTGTATCGGTAACAGTTAGTACACAAACTTATTGGTCAAAGAATCAATTAGGACAGTTGTGGTGGGATTTACGTACTGCAAAATTTATTGATCCGTATTTTAATAACATTCTTTATAAATCTAATACTTGGAATAATCTTGCACCTGGTGCAAGTATTGATATTTACGAGTGGGTTACTTCTTCATTATTACCAGAATCTTGGGATGAGCAAGCAGATACTCCTGCCGGTGTTGCACTAGGAATTAGCGGTACAAGTTTATACGGTAACAAAGTATATAGTACTCGTCAACGTTATAATAATATAACTAAAAAATTTACTAATGTTTACTATTACTGGGTAAAGAATAAACGCCTAACTCCTTCCATAGACGGCCGCCGAATTTCAGCATCGTCGGTTTCAAATTTAATATCTTCGCCAATGTCTGAAGGATATACTTACCTTTCATTAATTGGAGCAGACTCGTTTGCATTATCAAACTCTTACAAGCATTTGACAGGCAACAATATAGTATTATCCGTAGAGTATTGGAAAACAGATAGCATACACAGAAACATTCATAGCCAATGGAAATTAATTAGTTCCAATAGCATTGTAGATTTACCTCACACATTAGAACAAAAGTGGATTGACAGCTTATGTGGCGCAGACGTTGCTGGCAGGGTTGTGCCTGATACAGAATTGCCACCTAAATTACGTTACGGTATAGAAAATCGTCCACGACAGGGTATGTTTGTAAATCGGATTGAAGCTTTGAAAGAATTTGTTGAATTAACTAATATTTCTTTATTAAAGCATCAAATAATAAAAATTAGAGATGTTAGCAAACTTGAAGCTTATGATGTTCATCCCACAATAATAAGTGGATTATATGATAGCACGTTAGATACTGAAGCAGAACTAACATATACGAATGCAAATTTATTTCAGAGACCAATTTTATCTCCAAGCATAGTAGACGGTAAAATTACTGGAGTTATGATTATAAATTCAGGTAAGGGTTATTTAATTTCTCCGTATATTCAAATAATTGGATCAGGCGAAGGCGCTATTGTGAGATCAGTAATTGACTCTGCTGGTCGTATTGTATCGGCAACTGTGGAATCTGCAGGATATGGATATGATGATACCACAATTTGTACCGTAAGGGATTACTGTGTGTTGGTTCTTAGCGATACTTCAGCAAACGGTGTGTGGAGTATATATTCGTACGATCCTACATATGTTGATAATAGAACACGCTCAGTAGTTGGCATATGGTCTCGAATAATGACGCAAAGCTACGATGTTAAAAATTATTGGACTTATGCAGATTGGTACGGATCTTATACAGATATTTCTGGAAAAGTATTATTTAAAGCCACTCAGTATACAGCAGCGGATTTTAGTGTTTCAACATACGCAGATTTAAATTCTATATCAACAAATGTTGGGCAACTTGTTAAAGTTTTAACTGTTAATACTGGAGGTTGGGAGTTATTATACAAATATGCCAATTCGCCTAGTATTGACTGGACACAAAGTTACAGTTTAGTTGGAATTCAAAACGGTACTTTACAGTTGAACTCTAATCTGTATGAAACTAGTTCAACTACAGTGGGCTACGATTCGGGTATATATGATAATAGTGGGTTTGATATCAAAGCATCAACCGAACTAAGAAAGATTTTAAATACATTAAGAAATAATATTTTTATTAATGAATTAAAAAGTAACTATTTGGAGTTGTTTTTTAATAGTATACACTATGCACATAGTGAACAACTATATCTTGATTGGATATTTAAAACAAGTTTTGTTCGTGCTACACATAATGTAGGAACTTTAGGACAACCTGTCTATTATCCTGTAGATAATTTAAGTAATTTTCAGGACTATATTTCAGAAGTTAAACCTTATAAAACAAAAGTTAGAGAATATATCAGCAATTATACATCAACTGATATTTCAGAATCCGCTGTTACAGATTTTGACTTGTCACCGATATTTTTTAATAACGGATTAAGTGTTGTTGAAACTCAAGTTGTAGATGAAACATTAACATTTAATTCTTCGTTAGTAAACACGTATCCTTGGAAATTTTGGTTAGACACCGTTGGTTACTCTGTTATGGAATTAAAAATAGTCAACGGCGGCTCGGGATACGTTACTTTACCTGAGGTAATAATTTCTAGTAGTAGTGGCACAGGCGCAACTGCTAAAGCATTTTTTACTAACGGATCAATTAACAGAATATTATTATTAACTCCTGGAAGTGGCTACTTAACAGCTCCTAGTGTTAGTTTAGTAGGAGGACTAGCAACCGGCGGCACAGCAGCTAGAATTGTAGCTATCATCGGAGACGGGCTAGCTAGGACTAATTCAATAAACATAAAATTTGATAGATTATCATATACAAACTATATTAATACATTAGATGTTACTGAGTCATTTGTAGGAACTGGATCTAAATTACAATATTCCTTGAAGTGGGCGCCAGATATACATGTGGGTAGATCTTCAGTTCTTGTAGATAATAATGTTGTTCTACGAGAACTATATACCTTAAAAGTTATTGCAACAGTGATAAATGGGTACACTCATTACTCTGGAACAATAACATTTGAAACAGCACCGGTAAAATTAGGATCAATTGTTGTAAATTACAAAAAAAATATATCTTTATTGAACGCAATAGATAGAATTGAATTTTTCTATAATTCAGCAACTGGTGAAATAGGTAAAGAGTTTAATCAATTAATGTTAGGTATTGATTACGGCGGCACAATTGTTGGTAATCTTGGATTTAATACCAGCCAGGGTTGGAATGATGTGCCCTATGCTGTAAACGCATGGGATGTGTTTGACCCAACCTTTAATGATTATATAATTACAGTTTCGGCAAACACGCATAGTTTTAAATTACCGTATACACCAAGAATAGGAACTGAAATTAATGTATATCGTGCTCAAAATGCGGTAACATCAACACCAGCCGACGGTACCTCATTAACTTATAATTTTAATTTACTAATCAATCAACCAGTAGTTTCAATAATTACTAACGTACATTCGGTAAGTTCTATAGGGATTAATGGTATAGCAACATTGGCAAATATAAACGGCGTTATTTCAGACTACGCAATATCTACTAATTTGCAATCGGTACTTACTTCAGTATTTGGCGCAGCAGGACAGGGAGTAATTGAGTTTGATCAAATATCAAACATAGTGATAGGTCAGTTTGTATCTGGCACCGGTGTAGCAATTAACACTAAGGTAACATATATTTCTAATAAATTTGTTACATTATCTACCAACCTTTCAGCGGATGCATCGGGTAACTATAATTTCTTTACATTAGGAACATCACTGACTCTAAACAGCACTACAAACATTGCTGAGGGACTTAGTATTATTGGTAAAGGATTTACAACACAAACTGTAAATAAAAAACTTAATTCAACTACTATCTTATTATCAAGTCCTCCGGACCTAATCCCAACAGTAGGAGAAATTTTAGAATTTACTAATAACAGTGCCGGATCTAAAATTATAAAAGTATCTTCTGTTGCAAATTTAAAAATTGGAGACGGGTGTGATATATCTCCTCACCGACTTGGTGTATTTGGATACAACACAAAGATAGTTAGCATAGATGCTGTAAATTCTTCAGTAACACTAGATCAAATATTGTTTATTAATTTAGCAAATAATACAGATTTGACATTTACTAGAATACTATCTCAACCGGTTGATGTTATTGCATACCCAAGCGGGATAGCGGTACTAACGGAGATTGTTCCAGTAGGCAGCAATGTTTGCATTTATGGAAAGTTAGACCCGACTCGACTAGATGATCCTGACTTTGGAACAATTCAGCAGACCAACCCGGATGCCATTATTTCTCCAATCATTATTGGAACAACACAAATGCCGTTGTTAGAAAGATATCCTTTTGCAAACGGTACATTTGCGTATGTTATAACATTGCCTTTGAGTCTTACTGTAAACACCGGCGATGAATTTATTTTCCGCCAGAGTACAAGTGATGGATCAATCGCACCTTCAGATTATGACAGTGATATCGTAGGAGGCGATTTAGCCTATTCGTCAGCACAGGGATTACTTGCAGACGATATAGTTGTAGATGGTGATGGGTTTACTACTCCGACATCTAGCCCTGCTCCAGAAGAAGTTGTTCCTGGACAAGTAGTTGATACATTGTCAATCAAAGTTTTTGATAAACCAACTTCTGGAAACGCTAATATACAAGTTATTAACTATGTTGCAACGGGTTCTCAGGCATCATTCTTACTACCAAAAATTTTTAGCAGTTCACAATCTATAATAGTTAAACTTGCCGGCGTAATACAAACTGTTACTACAGATTATGTTATTGACTATGCAACTCAATCTGTTACATTTGCTGCAAATCCAACCATAAACAAAATTGTAAGCATCTTTACTATTGGATTGTCGGGATCTAACATTTTAGATATAGAATATTTTGTTGGTGACGGCTCAACGATAGAATTTGTCACTAGAGCACCTTGGCTAGTTGATGTATACTCTTTGATATATGTTAACGGTTTAACAGCTGATTATACTTTATTTAAAACTGACAATACCTATGATTTAGCAAATGCCACTGGTATTAGATTTAGTGTTGCGCCAGCTTCTGGAGCGTTAATTAATTATATCATTGTTTCAGGCAATCAACAAACTTTTTCTGTAACAACTACAGAACGGATCGCAACTCACGGAAGCGACACATACACACTAGATACTATAATTGGAAATTCATTTCCCAATGAAGCAAGTGTTGTTGTTCGTGTAGATCAGAGTATTTTACGAGGCCCCAATGTTAGTTACTATACTATTAAATCTAATAAATTAACTTATACTATTAATACTGATAAAATTCTTCCTCAAAGTGTAAGTTTACAGGATATAATTGTGTATGTTGATAATTTTACTTTAATATATGGCAGAGATTATACAGTTGATCTTACTGGCATATCAATCAAAATTACAAGACAAACATATAAAGCATATGCTGGAAAACAATTAGTCATTAGTATACGACATAATCAAGGATATTTGTATAATCCTACTACTAATCAGATAATTTTTGCAAATTCTTATGATAGTTTAAATACAGTTGAAGTAATTTCGTCGTTCCGACATGACAGTTTAGATATACAAAGAACTGAAATTACAGCAAGGACAATTGAAAATATTACCCCTGAGTCTTTAGTTTATTATGAATATTTGTCTACATTAGGTGGTACCATAATATTAGACAGACCGGTAATAAATGAAAGTTATGTATGGGTAATTAAAAATTCAAAAATTTTAACGCCAGGTGTTGATTATGTGTTACATGATAATCGTACAGAAATTCAACTTACTTTGCCTCTTCATATAGATGATACGATTGAATTAATAACTTTTGGTAGTAATATACTTAAATTGGGAATTGCATATATGCAGTTTAAAGATATGTTGAATCGAACAGTATATAAACGATTAAGTTTGAAAAAACAAACCACACTAGCAAGCGATCTGTCGTGGAACTCTACGCAAATTGTGCTAACTGATGCTAGCGAATTCCAAGCACCTAATCGATCAAGTAATGTTCCAGGTGTTATTGATATTCGAGGAGAGCGTATTGAATATTTTAGTAAAGTTGGAAACATACTTAGTAACATACGTAGGGGAACACTTGGAACAGGTATAACTAGTTTAAATATTGCAGGCACTTTTGTTCAGGATATTGGCAATGCAGAAACTATTCCTTATAAAGATTCAGTAAGTACAACAACATTTGCATCTAATGGTACAAATATTGTACCGTTGGGATTTGCTCCGGCAACCGCAAACGAAATTGAAGTATTTGTTGGCGGCTATGATACTTCTGCAATCTGGGAAATGCATACTTCTTATTCAGAGGACACAATAGTTAATGTTGGAAGCTATACATACAGATGTACAGTGACTCACACTAGCAGCGATAATTTTTCTAATGATATTGTAAATTGGGCGTTCTTTGTTGGAAATATTAGACTTAAAAAAGCTCCTTATCAATTGTTTAATGTAAATTTAGGACCTTATAGCAATACAGATACTGCAGTAGAGTTTGATGCAGACTTTGTAGTTGATGGAGAACGCAATCAAATAACGTTAACAAACTCACTAGCCATAGGAACTAGGGTCACGGTAGTTAAAACTACAGGAATTTCCTGGGACGAAACTACCAATGTAATGTTGGATACTGGCAAAATAGCTGAATTTATCAAATCAGAGCCAGGCATTTGGTATTCAGAATACAAAAAATAATTATAAAACACCTAGTTAATAATAGCAGATAAATACTAAACAAAGAGAGATCAACATGCAGACTAAAGACGCAACTGGAATTCATATAGAAGGGCATATTAAGATATTTGACCCTGTCTCAAAAGAAATTTATATTGATAAACGTAATGCTATTCATTATGAAAACATGAGTATTGCCTTAGCACAGTCGCTATCTAACAACATTACTGGCGGATTTATATATGAGATGGATTTTGGTAACGGCGGCACTGCGGTAGATCCTACTGGCATTATTACATATCTTACTCCAAATTCTAGCGGATCCAACGCCAGTTTATATAATAAAACTTACAGCAAAGTAGTTAATTCTACAAGTAGTACAAATACTGATCCTACAAGAAATTTTACAGAAGTAAGACATGCAACAGGTACAAACTATACAGATATTTTTGTAACTTGCTTGTTAGACTACGGCGAACCTAGCGGCCAAAAAGCATTTGATATTACCTCAGATGTTAACAGCACATTTACGTTTGATGAATTAGGCTTAAGAAGCTACAGCACAGTGGGCGAAAGTTTGTTATTAACTCACGTTGTCTTTCACCCTGTACTAAAAAGTCTTAACAGATTAATTCAAATTGACTATACTGTGCGTATTCAGAGTTTAACTGGCCTTGTGTCGGTTTAAGGAGTTAGCAAATGACTTATCAAGTTCAATTTACTGATTCTACTAACCCTAACAAACCTCCAATTACAGTTGCCGATGGAACAATAAACACTGATTCTACAAGTATTGGATTTGTAGGTCAATCTTATCCTGGGTATGCTCCAATAGTTGCTGATAATTTATTACATATATTAGAAAATTTTGCAGCGCCTTTTAGTCCATCTAATCCTGTACAAGGACAATTGTGGTACGACACCCAATCAAGTACCTTGAAAATTTTTGATAGTACCACATGGGTGACAGCAGGAAATTTAAAAAAAGGCACTGCTGCACCAGCAGTTTCTAGCAGCTTACAAGGAGACTTGTGGTCAAATACGTCGACGAATCAGTTATATTTGTTTACAGGAAGTAATTGGACCTTGGTTGGTCCACAATTTAGCATAGGTACACAAACTGGACCTAGTGTAGATACTATTATTGACAGTAATAATGTTAGTCATTATGTTATTTCAATGTATGCAAATAATAATATTATTTCTATAATTAGTAAAGAAAAATTTATTCCAAAAGCTTCTGTTCCAGGATTCAGCATAATAAATGAAGGTATAAATCTTAGTTCAATAGATAGTACTAATACTACCAACCCAACTAGATTTTGGGGAATTGCACAACAGTCAGATGCATTATATTACAATGGAACAACTGTTCCTGCTACAAATTTTTTAAGAAGTGATATAGTAAGTACTACGTCTAATCAATTGAATATACAATCAGACGCAGGTCTGGGTATTGGATCCAATCTGGGTTTTATTATAGATATTGAAAATGGTAGTCCTACTTTAAAATCTACCCTGGCTGGCACAAATCTTAATATAAAGCTAACAACTTCTGGTGGGGTAACCAATACTGTACTACATGCCGATTCTTCAGGAAAAGTAGGAATTAATACCCTTGCACCGTCTTCTGCATTAGATGTATCAGGTTTAATTACAGCTAGTACTGGACTGAAAATAACAGGAACCGCAGATAGTAGTTATTCTCCGGGCACCTTATTCACTTCAGCTACTGGTAGTATAGTCACACAGGGCGGCCTGAGCGTTGCTAAAAAATCAAATTTTGGCGATGATATTACTAGTTTTGGTCAATATTTTTTAAATTACTTAGATGCTAATGCAAACCCAATTGCCGCTTCGGTTATAGTGCCAGGGTACACATCAAATTCGGCAGAAGCAGCTAGTTTAAACATCCCAAATATTATAAATCCTCTATATGATATTGGAACGCAAACACGTCGTTTTAGAAATATATTTGCTACTAATTTTTCTGGAAATTTTACAGGAACATTTACCGGCACATTAGAAGGCAGTGCTAACGGAACAGCTGCCGCTTTGTCTAGCCCTACTGTTTTTAGTTTGATTGGAGACGTAACTAGTAATAGTGTTAGTTTTAACGGCCAGTCAGAAACTGGCACTGCAATATTCAGCACTTCGATTAACCAGAATTTTATTTCAGGCAAAACTTCTGCAACTGATTCATTAATAAATGATGAGTTCTTGGTATACAGATCCGGTACTGGCTTACTTAAGATGTCAAAAGCTGTGTTAACTAACCACATAGCAACTATTCCTGTTGGTACAATTTTACCCTTTGCTGGAATAGCTGTGCCCACTGGTTATCTATTATGTGATGGTTCTGAAGTTTTAATAGCAACGTATTCGGATTTATACTCTGTTATTGGGTATTCCTACAAAGCGCCTGGATTATTAGACGGCCTTGGATCGTTTGGACTTCCTGATCTTCGAGGACGGTTTGCGCTCGGTGCTGATAATATGAATAATTACATGACAGTTCCAAGTAAAGATGGTTCAGGCAATCAGGTAAGTACTTCGTTGGACCTAAATGGCAATCCTAGTTTAATTGCACATCGTGTTAACGAGATAACTGCCACAGTAATTGGTCAAGGAAACACCTATGCAACAGAATCAAAAACATTAGCAAGCAGTAATTTACCAGACCATACGCACAGTCTTAATGACGGTACTAGTCAGTTCTATGCAGTTAACACTCCCGGTGAAGCTAGCGATAGAAATGCTATTCCAAATAAAGGCACATCTGGTGATAGCGGAACCGGATCGGGTATTTTAAACACAGGTAGTGTGAATGGAACTACAGGCACCCCTGTAAATATAATGAATCCGTATCAGACTATTAACTATATAATTTTTACTGGTATAATTTAATATGAGCTATAATATAACCCTTACTAACGGAATAGGTTTAACTGTTATTTCAGACGGCCAGATTGATCAAGTCCATACTGATCTTACATTGATAGGAAAAAATACAACAAACTATGGTGTATTCTTCAATGATAATTTTGTAAGATTGTTAGAAAATTTTGCAAATACTAATCAACCTAACTATCCGTTAATAGGACAACTGTGGTTTGACACTTCAGAAAACAGACTTAAAGTTTATAATGGAATCTCGTTTACTACAACTAACGGTACAATAGTTTCTCCAACTATACCAGTTAGTATTTCTAGAGGAGATATATGGATTGATAGTACAAACGGCCAATTATGGTTCAATGATGGACTTTCCAATAAACTTGCTGGACCTGGATATTCAACCACCCAAGGAGAAAGCGGCCTTTCTACAAAAACAATTTTGGATGTTAACGGCGCTTTACACACTATTGTAGAATTAAAAGTTGGAAGTACCACCCTGGGTATTTTTAGCAAAGATACTTTTATCCCAGCTAATCCAATTGCTGGATTTAGTACAACTGCTAAATTTTTAGCTTATCAAGTTGGTGCAATACTAACGGTTACATCAATGGTTAGTGGTCAAGTTGGCATTGGTCAGACTATATTTGGTAATACTATATTTTCTAATACACAAATAACGGAACAACTAACTGGTGATACTGGCAATATTGGCACATACGCTGTTAGTAATAGCAATATAGTAGGAAGTATACAATCCCCTGTGTCACTGAGTTCGACAAATGATATAATTAAAGTTGGATTTAATACAAGTTCTTACCCTGGAGTTGTTTTTAATACAGTTGTCACCAAAGCGCAACAGCTATTAGCTGCTGACGGGAGTTTACGGACAGCTGAGAGTTTCCTTTCTTCTCAAGAAAACTCATCTACTATTGGTACATTGGTAATACAAAATGATAATCCACTAGTATTAGGCGGTTATTCAGATTTAGAATTAAACATTAATAGATCAACCAATTCTATTATAATGCAATCTAATGTTATAAATCAGAATTTTCAAATTAATCTCAAGAGTGGCGGCGCAATAGCAACTCCAATTTATGTAAATGCACAGGATAAAAAAGTAGGAATTTTTACTACAACACCTAGCAGTATGTTAGATGTTGCTGGTAGCGTTAATATTCAAGGAAACCTTACTGTACAGGGTAATGTTACAACAGTAAGCAGTACTTCGGTAAGTGTGGCAGATAAAAATATTGTTTTAGGTAATACAGCTACACCAACAGATGTTACTGCTAGCGGTGGCGGCCTAACTTTAGCAGGTCTAACATCAAAAGTTATTGCATGGGATTCTGTAACCAATAATGAATCAACTAATACAGGATACTGGAATTTTACAGATAATATTAATGTTGGAAGTAATTCTTTAGGTTATTATATCAACGGCCAAAGTGTACTCAGCTCAACGAGTTTAGGAAATACTATAACTAGTGCTCCGGGAATTACCAGTTTAGGAATTTTGACCAGTGTACAAGCAGGTAATTTATCTATTATTGGATCTACTATTTCCTACACTAGTATACAAACGTCGGGTGATGTTAAATTACAACCAAAGGGCATAGGATCTGTGGATGTTAGTAGTGCTAACATTGTTAATCTTGCAACTCCTGCAAATAATACAGACGCTGCTAATAAATCATATGTTGATTCTTCTATAAAGCTAGCACCTTTGGGGATAAGTCTAAATACAACAGGCAAAGATAACACCACAATAGGTACACTTTTATTGGCTATTATTTTTCCTGTAGAAGAACACCCAAACGGAACAAAATGCAGGGTTCAATGTTCCGATTTGACAATAAAATTGTACGAAGTAGCTGGTGGTGTATGGAGTTGGCAAGCAGATATTGCTTAATGTAAACCGACATAAATATACAAACAAGGAAAAAGGCGAGATGTCATATACAATAAATCATTACAACGGTTCATTATTAACAACAGTGGCAGACGGAACCGTAGATAATAGCACAGACCTTACGCTAATTGGTAAGAATTATGCTGGGTATGGCACTTCTCAGAATGATAATTTTGTTTGGTTACTAGAGAATTTTGCAAACACTACTGAACCTCCTTCCCCATTAACCGGTCAAATTTGGTTTGATAGTGCTAACCTTAAATTAAAATTTTATGACGGTAGTAAATTTAGAACAACGAGTAGTACAGAAGTAAGTGCTATACCCCCTATAGGATTAACACTTGGGGATTTATGGTTTGATACTACTTCAGATCAATTGTATGCATACAACGGCAATCTTTCTGATCCTTTTACATTGATTGGCCCGCAAGGAGTTACAGGACAAGGACTTACTGAGATGCAATCAATCTTGGTAAAAGACACATCAAATGCTGCTCATCCAATCATTCAAGCAGTTATTAATGGTACTGTGGTTTTCATAATTAGTGCAGATAATGCGTTTACTCTTAATGCTATTAATCCTATTAACGGATTTGATAGGATTGAACAAGGACTAACACTTGCGTACACCCGACAAGCAGATAACGGCATAACAAATAGTAGTACAGCACATCGCTGGTGGGGTACAGCAACTAATTCTGATAAGTTAAACGGCCTTCCTGCATCTAGTTATTTGCAAAGTGATAGTCCTATTTTTATGGGCACTGCACATTTTCCAGATACTGGTTATACTGTGGGCGGCTCAACGGGATTAGTTAATCCTAAATTAAAAGTTAGCATTGGAAACTCTGGAGCTACTCCAATTATTGAAAATGTTATTAATGATACTATAGCATTTCGTACTACATCGGGCGCAGGAAAACTGTATCCTTTAACAATCAAAGGTAATGATTTATTGCCCGGCGGCCCGTTAGTAATTACTAATTTTACTTCCGACAGCACAAATAACTTAGGTAGTGCTACAGCACGTTGGTCTACAGTATGGGCTATCAATTTTAATGGAACTTCAACAAATTCAAACTATTTGATGGTTGGAGGAAATCCGTCTGCTGCATCTATAGCAAGTGCTCCAAATACGATTGTTGCAAGAAATAGTAATAACGATATATTTGCCAATGTTATAAATGGTACATCCACTAGTGCAAACTATGCTGATTTGGCCGAAAAATATCTAGCTGACGCTGACTACGAAGTTGGTACAGTTCTAATGATTGGCGGCGATAAAGAAGTAACTGCGTGTGAAGTTGGTTTCCTCGCAGTTGGACCAGTATCTGGAAATCCAGCTTACATGATGAATAGTGGATTAGAAGGTGGAACTTATGTTGCCCTAAAAGGTCGCGTTCCTGTTAAAGTTGACGGACCAATTATTAAAGGACAACGATTAATTGCAGGTGCTAGCGGTTGCGCACAAGCAGCAACAGATAACATAGATACTTTTGCTATTGCATTAGAAACTAACAACACAACTTCGATTAAATTAGTAGAATGTGTTATACTTTAAACATAACTAATTTAAAAATAAAAGGTAAAAAATGACTGTTTCTATTGTTTCATTTACAGGATATATTAATAACGGCACTAATGGGGTTGCTGGTACTACACTAACAGTTTCAGTAATATCCTCCGGAACAATTGCATTAGGCATGGCTATTTCAGACGTTACTAATTCAATCAGTGCCAATACACGTATCATATCTCAACTAACCGGAACAACTGGCAGTACTGGAACTTACCAAGTAACTGTTAGTCAAACATCGGGAACAAGTTCTGTCAAACTGAATATTACTGGAACTTCCGCTGCTAAAATACTTGCAAGCGATTACAATATATTACAATCAAAATTAGCATTGGTAATGTCTAACGGATCAGGAAGATTTGGTTACGGACAAATATCTCCAAGATATACCAGTTCTCAAATATCAGGCAATCCTGTTATTACCGCTAATCAGTGGTCAAAATTAAGAGATGATACCACAAAGGCATACTATCATCAAGGTTCACTCGGCAATTTAACAATACCAATTGTTCCTGTAAAAAGCAACACAATTACTGGAACAGATTATGCACTGTATGCAAATTTAATACAGTCAGTTTTTAATAACGTAAATGTTACACCGCCTGCTGGCCAAGCCAGTCTTGTGACATTCCCGCAAGCAACTCGCACTAGTTCGTGGAATGGTACTGTATATCATACAGTGACCTTAACATTTCCTACTTCAGCTGATGCTAGATATTATTTTAATTCCGGTAGCAATTTTCAATTTAGTGCTAGTCTAATCAACTATCCTGGTTACCCAGGATACACACAAGGTCCGGACGCCTCTTATGCAAAAGATAGTGATTGGAACATGTTGTTATCCAACATGAGAAAAATTACTTTTGATATTTCAGGCACTACTTCAACTGGGTCTTATACAACTATTGGATCTAGTATTGGTTTCTATCAATTAACTACTACTCCGCAAAACATTTTTCAAAAGAAAACATCTAGCCCGTCATATACTAATAACCAATATGATATACTAGCTAGTATAGATGGTACCGGCAGAATCTTAACTTTTAGCATACAGTTTGCAGATCTTTCTGGTGGTAATGTGGACGAAAGTGTTGAAGGTACACTAACAAGTACTGTACAGGCTTATTATTCCACTGGCACCAACGTTCAAGTTAGCCTACCTAGTCATAGTTCTACAATTACAGGCGGAGTAATAGTAGCTCCTTCGTCAACATACTTTATTACACCTGTTACAAATAGTGTCAATGAAGGTGCCAGTTTAACAGTTAATGTAACAGGATCATTAATTATTGATGATACTTACTACTGGACCATTAATAATAACACAACAAGTTCAGCTGATTTTTCAGCAACATCTGGATCATTCAGTATTGTAAGTAATTCTGGCTCGTTTGTAATATCGCCAACAGCTGATGTGTTAACCGAGGGTGCGGAAACATTTACAGTATCAATTCGTTCTACTAGTATTACTGGATCAGTATTGGCTACAAGTTCAACTATTACTATCAATGATACCAGTGTTGCTCCTCCACCGCCACCCCCAGCGGTAACGACTTTAAGTTATGATGTATCATCAGTTAATGAAGGTAGTTCAGTTACGCTAACGGCAAGAAATGTTAGTCCAGACGGAACTTATTATTGGACTATATTACATGGAACTACATCTAGTGCTGATTTTTCAGCAACATCCGGATCATTTGCAGTATCAAGCGGAACAGGAACATTTAGTATAACGCCAACAGCTGATAGTTTGACTGAAGGTGCAGAAACATTCCAAGTGCAAATTAGAAATGTTTCAATTAGCGGGTCAATTCTAGCAACTTGTTCTCTCATAACAATTAACGACACCAGCTTAAATCCTCCTGCGGTTATAACTGCACACGGATTTAGTTCTGGAAATTCCGCAGTTGAAGGCAATAGTATAACATACAGTGGTACATTTGGTGGTACTATAATTGGTAGTCCGTATGCTATTA